CTCCACGGCATTCGCGTTACCTATTCCGATGGTACGAATACTTTCGATATCACCGGAGTAAAAACGCGATCCAATGCCCAAGCTATCGCCGGCGATGATGTCATTTTGGAATCGAACTCTTGGGATTTTTTATTCGAACCGGCGGATTTGCTGGTAAATGGCGTACCAATCGATCCCTCAAACGGGCATACGATTACCGAACAGGATGGAACCGTTCATCGTCTTATACCAGGAAATTCGTCGGATTTGGTTTTCCGATATAGCGACCAAAACAAAACTTGGTTGCGATGTTACGCAGAACAAATAACATGACCGCACCCATTGTCGATTTGACGATAGCCATTCAAGACGCACTGGAAGATTTGCTAGACAAGTCTTTCGAACGGGCTTACGTCATTTCCAACAGCCAAAAAGATGTACCGTTAGGCAAGTGGTACATTATGAGTGCAGGTGAAACAAATACAAAAATCGGTAATGCTGATTTCGGGCAACTTGATATCTTTTTGGTTTATCAAAAAGGATTGCCGGCATCTACTTCAGCAAACCCCGACCCGATGAGAAATTATGAATTTGTCGATGACTGTTTGGACGAAGTGGAATCGGTAAAAAGACTGTTCAGGGAACCGAACGAAGACGATAATTTGGCAGGGGCTTTAACCTCTTGTGGGGATTATGGAACTCTTGCCGGTTTTTCGTTTGTTTCCTTCACCAATGAACCGATGCTTGATCCAAATCTGTTCCGCGACAATGGCGTGTTTTCTTCAATTATCCGTTTAACTTACAAACCATAAAGGGTTTTATTGATGACCGTAGGAAAGAATTATCCCGTCTATGTCAACGATGGTACTTATTCCTCGCCGGAATGGATTCGTCTTTGCCGAATCAGCGAAGTATCCATTTCACGCAGCAAATCGACCAATGACGTTATGCTTCATTGTTCGGCAAGCAAGAAGAAAGCCATTGGGTACAAAGAAAATTCTGTCACCATGAAATACACGGTTAAGAAGACGACCGCTACCGGCGTTACCGATACCGTGTTCGACATGATTTCTGACAGTTTCGAAAACGACACTGTTCTCGATATGGCATTTATGAACGGGACGTTGACCGCAAGTACAACCCGTCAAGGCTATCGAGGGCCAATGATTTGTACGAAACTGGATCGTTCCCAAGCCGATGAAGAAGCGGTAACATACGATCTTGAATTTGCCGAAGTTGAAGATGAACAAAGTGGCAACATTTGGGATTTCGGCCCTTATCAAGTTGTCACCGGAGCTTAGTTTCAGTTTTTTAGCCAATAGGTCGCCCAAACTATATGACTAGCACAGTAAAAATCGGGGAACACAACTACAAGTTTCTGTTCTTGGTAAGCGATGCCCGCCGCCTAAAAGCGGCAGGCATCGATATTTTTGATGCCAAGAAATACGAAATGTTGTTTTCCAACTTAATGAGTCAATTCGATTTAATTTCTGAATTCTGCTTGCCGCAGATTCAGGCAAACAACACTTCCGTTGAAGACTTCTTGGATTGTCTTGTCAAGGAGGATGGAAAATTCTCTGAAGCAATGGAGGCGATGGTTTCGGGATTGGAAAATTTTTTCCGAAACGTAGGTCAAAACGCAATGCAAACCGTGGTGAAACGGTCGAGGGAGCTAGCGATGTTGGTGGAGGAAAAGAAAACCAAGAAACTGCTCGATCCGAAAGTACAGATAGCAATCGAAAAAGAACTCGAAAGAAAAGAAAGAGAAATAGACATAAATCTAGCTCGGGTAGCATCTGGCGAGATATCTTTGCTTGCGCAGCAATCATCGGAATAGAACCCTGGAACTACACGTATCGAGAACTTGTCTTTTCGGCCAAACAAAGATTAGCGTTTGATTTTGACCGGTCAGCGGTTGTTGTCGCAGCGTTAAGTTCCAAGCCAATTCGTCCTATCGATCTAAATCCATACCGCAAAAAAATGGTAGCCAAAATGTCGGTCGAGGAATTCACTTCTTCGGTATCAAGACGTTATGAATCCATGAAACGCAGGGGTGAAGTAAAAATCGATATGATTCCGATGGATAGAATCAAAAATGACTTGGTTTAAAAACAAAGTACCGAAGTCTTTAAGACCGTTTAAAAACCTCGGTAAAAACTTTCGACCCCATTTGCGAGTCGAAAGATTGTTTTTTGACCGGGCAAAAGTCATTACCATGATCGGCAAAAAGAACGCCGCCGCAATGTCGCGGGTGGGTGCGTTCATTCGCCGAAGGGCTCAAACTCGCATTTTGTTGCGAAGAAAAGGCCCTTCAACCCCTGGAAGCCCACCCCATGTTCATGCACCCGCAGGAGAGAAATTTAAGACCCTACGCAACATCCATTTTGAATACCATAAATACATGGAGCAATTGGTTGTTGGGCCTCATCCCGTAGCCACGAAAGGCAATCGTGCCGTTCTTGCAGCGGGAAATACTGTACCCCAGATTCTTGAATTTGGGGGTGGGGTACAAATCAAAGAAGAGAAGCCCGAAGACACCCCAAACGTAACCTACGAATGGAGGAAAGAAGGGGTTTACAATAACCCGGCAAAAAGGGCGAAGCCTAAGCGTAAAAAGAAATTTGGGGCGAGAAGATCGCCGCCAAGGCGTAAATGGCAGAAGATGAAAAAGTTCAACAAGAACAAGCCTCTTCTAAAAAGAGTACGCCGGGCAAGAATACAAAAACGTCCTTTTATGGCAGTTGCTTTGCGGCAGGAAATCGCAGCGGGTACAATTCCGAAACAATGGGGAAGTCAAGTTTTAGGGGGCTAGTGCTATGTCGGCAACAATGGCGGGAAAAGCATATGTTTTGCTAACCCTTCGGGATAACGTTACACAATCCCTAAAAGCCGCAGAAAAGAAATTTCAAGAATTTGGGACTTCAGTTTCCATATCCTCCGGATTGGCATTTGCCGGTTCGTCGGCAGCTATTGCTTGGCCTTTGAAACTTTCTAGCGATATGGAGCAAGTTACCACAAGCTTCAGAGTCTTTTTGGGGTCAGCGGATAAAGCGACCGCATTGGTAAAAACGCTCGATCAAATATCGATTGAAACACCTTATGAATTAGCGGATTTGGCCGAATCTGCTAGGCTCATGCTTGCATCACGTTTAAGTGATACCCAATTGCCCGATATGCTTGCAATGATTGGCGATATCGCTCAAGGTGACAAAGACGCATTGTATTTGCTTTCAAAAGCGTTTGCCGATTCTACGCAAAAAGGAAAGCTTATGGCTCAAGAGTTAAACCAGTTTCTAAACTCTGGTTTTAACCCGCTTATGATTATGGCAGAAGAGAACGTTAAAAAGTTTGGTGGCACTGTCGATCAACATATGAATTCATTGTATAAACAAATGGAAAACGGGGCTATTTCTGTTTTTGATATTGCCGAAGCGATGCGAATCGCAACGTCTGAAGGTGGACGTTTTCACGGTATGCAAGTGGAACAGGCTCAAACGCTCAAAGGTCTAGTCTCTACTCTTTGGGATTATATCAATCGAGGACTTCGAAGCTTCGGCGATGCACTATTGCCAATCGCCAAAGAATTCGTTCGTATAGGTATTGGAATTACCAATTACATTTCTGCTTTAGGTAATCGGTTTAAGTGGCTTCTTCGTATTGTCGGCATTGCCATTGCTGTTTTTGCCGGCATTATGTTTGTTTTCACTATGATTGGTGGCACTGTATTAACACTTTCTTTTGCTTTCGGAATGCTTGCATCGATCATAGGCGTTGTGTTTTCGCAAACGTTTTTGATCCTCATGGCAGTTGCCGCAGCAATCGGTATCGTTGCCGCGATTGTCTACTATTTCCGAAATGAGATATATGGGCTTGCCAATGCGATGTATATGCTTTGGCAACCGGTTATCGATTCGATGTATGAAATCGGCCAAATTATCAACGATACGATGTATGCGATCATTGAGGCTTTGGGGCAGGGGAAAATCGAAGAAGCCGCACAGATCGCCATGCTTGGTATGCAAGCGATTTTCTGGGAAGGTGTTTCGGGGGCCGCTTTGGCTATCGATTGGTTTTTGGGAGAGATTGGTAGAATTGTCCCCTACTTTGATTATGTCGTTACCGGCATTTCATTGGCGATGGGGAGCATATACGCCGCGATCCTTGCCGGCAGACTCGATTTAGCTTGGAGCATTGTTTCTAATGCAATTCAGCAGCAAATCCAGTTGATGATAAACTTCGTTTCCAACGGTTTTAACGCGGTTCTATTGGGAGTTAAAACATTAGCAACGACAATCAAATTTGCCGTTTTGAATGTTCTAAACACAATGGCATTGGGTTTTGAGATTGCCGTATTCGGCATGAAAAAAAGCTTGCAGTTGCTTGTGGTGGGATTGAAGAAAGCTTTGGATGTTATCGGACAAGGGCAATTGGTTGCTGGAATTGCTGAATCGCTCGATCCGGGTACACTTCAGGAAATTGTGGCTAAACGGAAAAAAATCGGCGACGATTTGGCAAACCAACAACGTAACGAGCAATTTGGCAATGCGATGAATTTTGCCAATAAAGTTGTTGAAAACGAACGGAAGATTGCCGATTTGCGAGAGAAGGGGGCTTGGTTCGCCGATCAAGCACGAAAAGCCCAAGAGGCTTCGGGAATCGAAAACTTCCAAGATAAAGCCCAACAAGCCCGCAAGGATTTGAATAAAGCGATCCAAGCAGTTAAACGACCAGCAGTTGATCCAAAGAATACCAAGAACCCAATTCAACGGGCTAACGATATGCTTTCTCAGGATGCTATGCTTGGCAAGTACATGAAATCCAATGCCCGAGGTACGTTTTCAGCAATTGCTTCCACCTATTTAGGACGCGAAGCAACCGACTATGATAAGCAGACA